ATGATGGGTATGCCGCCATGACAAAGCACATGGCATCGACCTACACCCAAACTGAGGCAGACGCTTTCAATGCTGCCTTGAACGACCCAGAGACAGCCAAAGCTGCCGTTGCCGAGGCACACGCCCGGTACACAAAAGCTGTTGGCGTTGAGCCTAAGTTGATCGGCGGCAAGACCCCGGCAGCAGTGTCTGGCTACGAGTCTGAGGCACAGCTGTTGGAAGACATGGCCAAGCCTGAATACAAGACATCCGCTGCCTTCCGTGACAACGTCCAGAAGAAACTGGCCTCGTCATCGCAGGCGGTCCTAGGAGTACGCTGATGGAACTCATCGCCTTCCTTCTGGTTCACGTGAACACCATCTCCATCTGCCTTGCATCACTGCACGGTCTGGCGGTGGTCATTGTGAACCTTACGCCAACCCCAGCTGACGACATCATCCTTGGTAAGATCTACAAGGTGGTCGAACTCATTGCTGGTGTGGTGACCAAGACTGCCAAAGCCTCCCCGGCCAACCGCCTTTCGGATCGGGACAATTAGCTGTGATGGCATCCATCCTGATCTGCATCAAACAGATCCGCAAGTGGCTGCTCCCCACAGTGGGGGCAGTCGCATTCATCTTCTGGAAGATCCTGACGGTACGGAACAAGCACCTCTCCGACGAGGTCGCGGACCTGACCACCAAGACCATCACCCACCAAATAAAGGAACAGGCCTATGAAGTTCGCGTTCGCCCTGTGCCTCTTGATAAGTCCAGCATTCTTGACCGCATGTAGCTTCCTCGACAGGCCCACCCCGGTAATTCCAAAGGAATGCACTTGGGCTGAGGCCATTGAGTTTGATCAAGCAACCAAGGATTGGCTGACGAAACAAGAGTGGCCACCCAGCGCCGCCTCCGACTTTAACAAGATCGGTGACCACAATGAGCTTTTCGCCAAGCTCTGTTAATTACCCACCACCATAGCATAGGTAGAACCGCCACCGCAGCGGTATGCCTTAGCGCCATTGTCCCGAAGCCCAAGACCAAGCTGCCGTAATGACGGTCACGGTCTGGGCCGAGGACATATACCACCCAACCTTAAGTGAGATCGGAAGTCACCATCGCTTTTTAGCGAGCTGGCACCTGATGACACAGCACAAGCAGCGCTTGGCCCTCTGCGGAGGACAACCCTGTGGAAAGCGAGTGTGAAGTCGAAGGGACGCAATCCCCGAAAACTCACTAAGGAATACCCCAATGGCTGACGCTATTATCTCCCAACTCGGTGTTATCAACGCTGCTACTCCAGCTGACTTCGCCGCTGCTAACGCTCTGTTCTTGAAGACCTTCGCTGGTGAAGTGCTGACTGCCTTCAACGAGATGAACATCTTCATGCCTCTGCACACTGTGCGGACGATCACGCAGGGTAAATCGGCCTCCTTCAACCACACAGGCAAAGCCTCCGCAGCCTACCACGTTGCTGGCACGCCTATCGTCGGTGGTGAAAAGATCAAAGCCAACGAGACCGTGATCAACATCGACAACCGCCTGATCTCCAAGGTCTTCATCGACGAGCTTGAAGAAGCGAAGAACCACTACGACGTGCGTTCTGAGTACACCAAACAGCTTGGTGCTGCTCTGTCCCGTGAGTTCGACCTGAAAGTCGCCCGCGTGATCGCTCTGGCCGCTCGCTCCGCAAACAAGATCGACGACCTGCCCGGTGGCTCGCGTCTGGTAAATGCTGCTGCAAAGACTGACGGCGCTGTTCTTGCCTCTCTGCTCTTTGATGCTGGCACAACCTTCGACGAGAAAGACGTGTGGGAAGGCGAGCGCTACGGCGTGTTCAAGCCTGCTCAACACTCGCTTCTGGTCCAACAGAAGGACGCACTGAACCGTGACTGGGGCGGCGCTGGTTCCTATGCCAAGGGCACACTGCCTGAGATCAACGGCATCCAGCTGCACAAGTCTAACAACGTCCCTTCGGCTGTTGTTGCGGCTGCAACTGGCGAGCAAAACGCCTACAACGGCGACTTCACCACCACGGCAGGTCTGGTCTTCCAGAAAGCTGCTGCTGGTACTGTCAAGCTGATGGACCTACAGATCCAGAAGTCTGGCGCTGACTACGAACTGATGTACCAAGGTACGCTGATGGTCGGCAAGTACGCAATGGGCCACGGTCCTCTGCGTCCTGAGTGTGCAATCGAGATCGCCACTGGTGTTGTGGCCTAAACCCGCACCTAAGATCTCCAATGGGGGGCTGACGTTAATAGCGTTGGCCCCCCTTTTTTTTCACAGACGAGGCTCCCATGACTGCACTCACACCTACACCCAAACTCGACGCGGTGAACCAGCTGCTGCGTGCTGTTGGTGAAGCCCCTGTAACAACCATAGCTGGCATAGGCGGGCTTGACACAGCCAACGCTCTTCTCGTGTTGGATCAAGTCCTGCGCTCTGTCCTACTGGAAGGCTGGCAGTTCAACACGGAATATGACTACCCGCTGCTTATGACAGCTGACGACAGCCCCGGCGCAGTGTTTGGGACAGGCACCATAACCCTCCCAGAGAACGCGCTTTCCGTTGACATCAACCGGGACGCATACCCTGGAGTGGATCCGGTCTGGCGTGGTGGGAAGCTGTACGACCGACAGAACCACACACAGGTTTTCAACCAGATGATCAAGGCCAAGGTCATATTCATGCTGGACTTTGAAGACCTGCCTGAGAGTGCCAGATACTACATCACACACCGCGCCTGTCGTGAGTTCCAAGACGCGACTATCGGGTCCGAGGCACTCCATAGATACACGGCTGCATCTGAGATGCGAGCACGTGCAACATTCATTGAACAGCACGCAGACGATGAAGATCTCAACATGATCCGATCTACGCCTGAGTTCTGGCATCTAACATAGGATAGCAGCATGACGCTTGTTTCTGAACAACTCCCAAACCTGATGAACGGCGTGAGCCAGCAGGCTGTTACCATGCGTATGGCCTCACAGGCAGAGCTACAGGAGAACGCTGTTTCGTCCGTTGTTGAGGGCAACATCAAACGCCCTCCGACGAAGTTCAGGGCAAAGCTGACAGTTGCTACAGCACAGGGCGCGTACTTCCACACCATCAACCGAGATAGCGCTGAACGGTACAGTGTGATTGCTGATGGGACAGGGATCGCTGTCTACGACGTGACCACAGGTCAAGAGCGGTCTGTCACGTATCCGGCAGGAACCAACTACATCAGCTCGACGAATGCCGCTCTTGACCTACGGGCAATCACTGTCGCTGACTACACGTTCATCGTGAACCGCAAGCGCATTGTTGAGACCTTCACCGTGACAGCTCCAGCTCCCATTGAAGAGGCTATGTTGTTTGTAAAGGCAGTGAACTATGACGTAACCTACAAAGTCCGTATCAATGGGACTGAGGTTGCCAGCTACACTACCGATGCTTCTGCAGATGCTGATGCTTCAGTGTCTGTTGATGAAGTTATAGAGGCCCTTAAGGCTCAACTTCTGGGCAGTCTCCCGACTGGGTGGTTGTTTAATTCTTACTCGCCAATCCTGCACATCACGAAGTCCGACAACTCTGCATTCGAGCTGGAGTTTACGGACGATGATGGCAACACCAAGACGCAGGCAATTACAGACAGTATCCAGCGGTTCACCGATCTCCCTGTTGTAGGCAAGCGGAACTTTCTGGTTAAGGTCACCGGGGACGAAGGGTCCGAGACAGACGACTATTACCTTAAGTTCATCCCCAACAACGCATCCCTCACTTACGACAGTGGGGTGTGGGAAGAGACCACAGCACCGGGGACACTTACGGCACTCAACCCAGCCACAATGCCACACTCACTGGTACGGATGGTCGATGGGTCTTTCGAGCTGCGACAGATCAACTGGGGGCGGCGCGTGGTTGGTGACGTGGATACGTCTCCTTGGCCGTCCTTCGTTGGCGGAACCATCCGAGACGTTTACTTCGACCGACGCCGCCTGTGCTTCTTAGGCGCTGACACCGTGAGTATGTCAGCATCAAACGACTTCTTCAACTTCTTCGCAGCCACAGTGATCACAGTCCTAGACGACGGTCCTATCGACGTGTCGTCACCGGGAACCTCTGTAACCAGCCTCAACTACGCAGTGCTGTTCAACAAGAAGGTTCTTCTGTTCTCTGATCAACGACAGTTCGTTATCGAAGACGAATACCTCGCAGCTGGAAAGCCGCCAACAATCAAGACCCTGTCGGACTATGAGAGCCGAGGGGACACTGCGCCTGTTGGGGCTGGACGGACGCTGTTCTTCCCAGTCAACAAAGGCACATTTGGAGCTGTCTATGAATACTACGTCATGCAGGATAGCGCTGAGACTGATGCAGCAGAGATCACTGAACACGTCCCCACATATATCCCTGCGCCTATTACAAAAGTGTCAGCTTCTGAGAGTGCTGGTATGGCTGTGGTTCTATCTTCTGGTGATCCACGTTCGATCTTCGTTTACAAGTACCACTGGAATGGACAACAGAAGCTGCAGTCAAGCTGGTCCCGATGGACAATGCCAGAAGACGGTGTGGTGCGGAGCGTGGACTTCATCAGCGACGAACTCATCCTGCTCACGGAATACGCTGACGGGGTGTACCTCGAAGTCATGGACCTTGGGAAGGGCCGAGAAGAGGAAGGTGAGACGATTGTGTACCACCTTGACCGCCGAGTTGATGAGACCAGTGTTACCGATCTGGTTGAAGACACGGGGGCACGCAGGACGACGTTCCGCCTCTCGTATGAAACCACTGCACCTTTAGCTGTAGCCACCCGCGTTGGGGACGGTACGTCTTCTACCGGGCCGGGGAAGAACCTCACGGTGGTGTCCCAAATTGTGGACCCAGTTGGAGGTGGAACACTGGTTACGGTGTCGGGCCTAGCTGCCAACATGAAGTTCTTCGCTGGTGTGAAATACGCACACAAGTACACCTTCTCGCAGCCTGTTATCAAAGCCCAGTCTAGCTCTGGTGGTGTAGCCTCAGTCATCGCTGGCCGTCTACAGATCAGCCGCTGGCTCGTGGCCTACGCAAAGACAGGATACTTCCGCGTCGAGGTGAAAGCCACCGGGCGCTTAGGGGAAGAGTACGCATCAGACCCGCTGAACTACGGGCTGACTGGCGTGACCTTAGGCAACGAGAGCACAATCCTAGGCCAGATCAACACGGTCCAAGGCGTGCTGCGTGTGCCTGTCCAAGCTAAGGCAGGGGAGTTCAGCGTAACCTTAATCAACGACACGTTCCTGCCGAGTGGCTTCACCGCTGCCGAGTGGGAGGGACGGTACAGTCGTCACACCTCGGGGTTCAGATGATCCGCAAAACAGAACCAAACGACATCCTAGAACTCGCAAACACGATGCGGGTGGAAGATCAACGGGAGGTCCAGTCTATGGCTGGCCTCTCGCCACTGGAAGCCCTCTCCCTCGGTTACATGCAATCTACGGACTGCATCACCGGGGTAGGCAAACAGGGGACAGTTAGCCTCGTCGCAGGGGTCGTGTCTACAGGTTCCTACGGAGCTGTGTGGATGCTGTCTGCCCCTGACATAAAGACCAATGCACGTGAGCTGGCGACGACCGGACGTGCATGGATCACGGCCATGACCATGAAGCATGGGCGACTTGAGAACGTCGTAGACGCACGCAACAAGCTACACATCCGCCTGATCAAATTCATGGGCTTCGACCTAGGCGATCCAATCAGCAACTACGGCGTGGATAAGATCCGCGTAATCCCATTTAAGAGGTAGAACCATATGTGCTTCCCAGCAGCTATTGGTGCCATAGGCGCTATGTCCGCTACGACGATGATGGCGGCTTCACTGGCATTGACGTTGGTATCGACAGGTGTCAGCTACATGGCCCAGAAGCAGAACCAGACCGCACAGGTAAAGGCCCAAGAGACCAATGCCCTGAACACCCGCAACGCCGCCGTACAGGCGATGATCGACGGGAATGACAGCCTACAACAGCGCGAGCAACAAGAGAGTGCATCAACAGCGCTTCGTATCCAGAACGCAAAGACAAAGGCCCGTGAGGCCACGTCAACCGCAGTAGCAACGAGTGAAAGCTCAGGGCTGTCTATGGACGCACTGCTGAGTGACTATGACAGGCAGTACAGCTCATATGCTGACACGCAGATGCAGCAGCTCGGCTTCACCAATGACCAGCTAGAGCGTAGCCGTCAGGGCCTACAGTCACAGGCCGAAGGGCGCATCAACACTATGCCACTCAATCCGGTGGCAGGACCGAGCCTTCTCGGTTCAGCCCTAGAGTTTGGGGCTGGAGCCTTAAGCTCATTCGAAACATTCGCAGTTCGTGATCCACAGACTGGGTCGTACTCATTATAAGGAAACCAGACGATGGTTCAAAAAGTCGTTTCAGACCCGTCGCTGACGCCCGTAGCGGCACCAGTCGACACCTTCGTAGCACCACGTCTGGAAGCCCCACAAACCAGCGGGCTGCAAAGCCTTGCCCAGTCCTTGTCGCGTATCAACCCAGAGCTTCAAAGGTTCTTGGGATCGCGCAACAAAGAGCTGGCCGAGCGTGAGTTCGCTGCTGGCATGACAGCCGCACAGTTCACGGATCCATCCTCAGGCCTTCTGGCCAACAAGAACGGGTGGCAGCAACTGATCACTGAGGTGAGAGCAACAGACAAGATCAACGGCACCAGCAAAGCTGACGATCTGGTTGGGGCATCACCCCACTTTCGTCGGGGCCTCGTGTCCCAGAAAGCTACCCGGATCGGGGTCGGCCTCGCTGCCCACATGCAACAACAGTGGACGGACAACGAAGGTGGCGTTCAGGGCATGGATGACCCTGCAGCTGTGCAGGCGTGGATGCAGAACCAGACGGTGGCTTACACCAAAGGTAAAGGCCTTGACGGGATCGACCCGCTGATTACCGCAGAGGCCTTCACACCTAGGCTGCTACAGGCTGAACAAGCTCTCATGAGCCACCATATGTCGTACCGCTCAAAGGCACGCATGGGTGAGTTCGAAGACGAGTTCAGTGCTGGCCTAGGCCTCGCCCTAATGGGCAACAGCGGTCCCTATAGCCCTCCCGTGCTCTCGAACCTGTCCCACTCGGTCGAGTTTGAGTTCCAGCTGGAGGGCAAGGCCCGCCCGTATCGCCCTAATGATGAGATCCTCGACGTCCTCGGCGCATCCGCTGAGGCTGTCCTAGGCAAGGGCACGCGCATTGTTGTTGGTTCAGGGCAGGAGGGTGACAAGCCGCAGCACGGATCAACGCGCCACAAGACTGGCACCGCAGCTGACTTCTACATCGTGGACCCACAGGGTAACCGATTGAAGGCTGACGATCCTCGCTCCCGCCAGTTCATGATCACTGCAGCCCGCAATGGCGCAAAAGGCTTCGGCCTTGGTCCTGAATACATGGGTGACAGCTTCCACATCGACCTCGTTAAACCCGGCGCTGGACAAGACAACGCTTGGGGATCCTATGGAAACGCCATGCAGGCCGAGCTGGTCCAGGCCATCCATGAGTTCGATAGCGGGGCACCTGTCGCAGGGAACTACCAAGACACAGCCACCCACGACATCCAAAGCATGATCAACTCAGCGGTCTCCAATGGGATGAACCCAAAGAAGGTCAACGAGATGGCCGTCCACGCGGTGATCGAACAGGCGATGGCTTCTGGGGACTCCAGTATGCTCACAGTCCTTGAACAACTCGACACTGGGCACGGTCCCCTTGGCAACATCGCTTGGGTGCGTGAGGCACGACGCAAGGCTGCAGAGGACATCGACGACGAAGCGTGGGAGACAGACTCTCGCGCCAAGATCGTAGAGGACCAACAGCGCGTTGAAGAGACGCGGGTGATGAAGCAGGCGGGATACAGGGCGATCATGAGTGACCCTTTCGGGGACCACAAGAAAATGATCAGTGCTCTGACAGAGGCGGGGGAGCCTTCCCTCGCAATGGAGATGCACAACCTGCAGCGCCAGCTCCAGCAAGAGACTTACACCGTCAACACCAACCACGAGCAAGTCGGTGAGCTACGTCTCGCCATCAATCGCAGCTCTTTCCCGAAGGACGAGATGGAGCTACGCATCCTGAAAGGCATTGGCACCGAGTACCCGTCGTCTGTGGGCATGGCCCTGTTTGATGACCTCGAAAGGGTCGCCAAGTTCGAAGACAAGATCAACGACCAGAGCGTTCGGCGCATGATCGACGACGGTGCGAGCATAATCTCGGACGGACGCATCCTGAAAGACATCAGTGGCAACAACATTGGTGACGGCTTCAAAGCTGCGATGGCCTACGAAGAAGAGTTTCTGGACGAGATCCTGATCTTCTTGGAGGACAACCCAGAGACCTCTGTCGTTAAGCTGAGAAAGTTCGTTCGTGATACCCGGCGTGAGCTGATGAAGAAGTCAGAATATCAGCCGATTGACCTGTACAGCCAGCAGTCCGAGACACAACTCGACAGTGTGGCATCCGGTGTCGAAACCGTAGCCGATCCGTTTGCGGGCTACTCAGATGCTGGCATTGCAAAAGCTGCAGCAGACAGTGGCCTAACTACAGATGCGTACCGCCAACAGGTATGGACGCTGTACGGCTACACACCACCCAAATAATCCCAAAGGAAATAACGCATGGCCGACGAAACAGGGGCAACCCAACTACCACCTCTGCCAATCTTGGGGGACAGTGGTGCAACACAACAGCCTCCACTGCCAATCCTTGATGCACAGGGCCAGCCAGCTGGTGGGGCACAACTCCCTCCGCTTCCTGTCCTTGATGCACAGGGGCAGATCGTCGGCGGTGGAACCCCTCCGTCCCAAGAGATCACACTTGACTTGGCCCCCGATGAAACAGGCAGGGGCTACATGGCCGACATCGGTGTTGGTGTCGTCGGCGGGGTGCGTGACGCAGCACAAGAGACCCTTAACACAGTCCAGTGGGCTGGTGAGGGCCTTGGGAACCTGATCACAGGCGGGAAGGACGTCTACTACACCAAGACTGACGGCTTCGAATGGCTGACCACAGAAGAGGTCAAGGCACGCGATGATGTCCCAGCGTGGCAGACGCGCGACCTGTTCGGGGATGAAGGAAGCGTAGGCCTCCCTGAGGTAGCTGACACACAGACGCTGCCCGGTGGCCTGACAAAGGGCATCACACAGTTCGTCACAGCCTACGCCACCTTTGGCAAGGCCATGAGTGTCGGCAAGGGCGTAATCGTCAAGGGCCTGACTGGCGGGGCCGCAACTGACTTCGTGGCTTTCGACGCACACGAGGACCGCTTCTCCGACTTCCTGCGGGATAATCTCGGATTGTCTGACCCCATCACTGCGTACCTGTCTGCGGACGGGGATGACACGGTGTTGGAAGGTAAGCTCAAGAACGCGGTAGAGGGCCTAGGGCTTGGTGTGGCGGCTGAGGGTGTGTTCCTTCTGGCTCGTTCGGTC